TCTTCATTTAGTTCTTGGATTTTTTTGTCCAGGTTTTTTGAAGACCTATTAAATCTTTTAAAAGTGCCCATCAATATAAAAAATTCCTTTATATAGTATTTATCGCTTTTTAAAATCTAGTTATTAATTACAATCAATTATCCATGGAGCACAGAGTCTCATTGGTGGAGCGAGTGCTTTGCACTCATCACTATAGCATAATGTTTCATCATTTGCTTCTTCTATATAGCGAGGTTTGTATACTTCTGCTTTTGGTAATCCTGTTTGTTTCCAATAATCATCTATGGCATTGGTGACATCTCGTTCTACTCTACGTTTTACTTTGTCAGGGTCTTCAGTAATAACCCTGTTAATAGGAGTTTGTGGGAAATATTTTCTTTGAACTTCATCCAATATGTCCCAAAGATTGTTTTCATGTATTCCTGTGCATTGTGAGAGTGCTGCAATAATAGTAGAAGTTACTATACTGGTTACAATAATAGTTTTTTTAGAAGGTTTTCCTAAATGAAACATAAAGGGGAGGTCTGCAGCACTCCCCAATATTTATTCAGTTATTCAAACCCTTGTATAGCAGACGTTGGCGACGCCTTGACCTGGGTGAGCAATAGAAGAGAAAGCACCATAAGACAAATCAAGGCTCCTTCCACCTACGAAAGGACCACGATCATTTACACGCACGATTACTGACTTACCATTTGATTGATTGGTTACACGCAATTTAGTTCCAAAAGGAAGTGTTTTATGTGCTGTTGTATTTCCATAAGCATTGAATCTTTCGCCGTTTGCAGTCGTCTGCCCATGATATCCATCACCAATTCCATAATGTGATGCGAGGGAACATCCGCTCGCTGCTTTTGCTGTTACGGGTGCTAATCCGACAAGACCAAAAGCAAAAATTGAAAGTGTTTTAAGAAGCATTTAGTTAAATAGAACTCTACATCCGTATAGGCAAAGGAGAATTTCCCCTTCTCAGGGGCAGTGCCCACGGCTCTAAATCAATCCTCAAATGAGGATGCCATATTATAGACTAATATTTAGTCAATGTCAAGCTATCAACAAAAATTTAATAAATATTTTAAAGAACTTCATTTATTGAAGTAAAATGAAAATTGCATTTCTAATAAGTTTACTTACATTAAGAATACTCACTAACGAAGGAATGATCTGTGAAAAACGATCTCCCAAACCAAAAAGACAACCAGCAGAAGTCATCAGATTCATCAGAAGACCTGCCAAACGTGGTAGAAAAAAAGCACGGATCTTTATTGAATAAACTAATCTTCATCATCTGCTGTTCTGTAATTACATTTGTTGGTCTTAACTTTGCTGCTTGTAACTTTATGGTTCCAGGAACAATCAGCAGAGCAAATGTTCTTGGAGGACTAAAAAACCCTCCTCCTTTAGATTGCAAAGAATCTGAAAGAAGAGGGTATGAAACTCTATTGACTATTCTTACTACAGTAATTGCGTTAAGAACAAGAGTAGAAGACAGCGAATGAGAAAAACTATTAAGGACAATATGTGTATGATTGCTGTAGTTAGAATGGCAGTGCTGATTTGGTCTGCTGGTATGCTCACTCTTGGTTATATGGGAGCACTGAATAAGATGGATCCTACTTTTGTAGCAGCAGTATTCACATCCACCTTATCCACTTTTGGTATTGATGCTCAAAGAAAGAGGGATGAGGAATCACATACCCTTTCCAGCTCTAAAAAACCTAAATGCAGTAACACCAATACTCCCTAAGGTAGCAACAATCGCACCCATATTATCTACAAATCCATGAAGGACTTCTTCAAATGGTGGTTTGTCTCTATGGAATCTGCCTCTTAAATCATGCACATATTGCCACATAGGCATACGAACATCCTCAGGGACAAGTGGGTGCATCCATCCACTCATTTTTTCTCTGTGGTCATCAACCAAAATTCCTTTATCATATATTCTAACTCTGTCAATATTATACTCACCAGCATAATCAACTTGCTTATCAGCAATCTTATCGGCAATCCAGAATACAATATCTGCTTGCACTCTTTCGGTTGGTGAGCGCATAAATGTAAGATCCAACTCAACATCACCGTTGTGTAATGAGTATGCTCTGGTCACACCATTCAAACATACTTCAATAGCACCAGGATACAAAGGACTCTTGGTTGGGAATTCTTTACATGCAATAGGTTTTTGCATTAACCAAGTTGTTCTGGTTATGACAAAATAAGGAACAACAATACCAGTGACAACTGCTGCTCCAATAAGTAATATTCTTTTTCTATTTTTCGCAATAAGTTGGTTCAACTCATCTTTCATTCCTTGTGCTTTGCCAGAATGAATGACTAAAAGGTTGCGAAGAGCATAGATTCTCTTTCGCAACCCAGTATCAATTTCTTCTGTCTCAGCATGTAAAATTATCTTATCCAACTTCTCTAACATAACAACATGGTCTCTATCCATGTTGTGAGAGTTTGGCATCGATATTCGTAGTAAACTATACTATTATTTATAGATTGTAACAGATTATGAAGACAATAAAGTTACTTATAGATAAATTGCAGAAATGCTATAAGTAAAATGTTATCCTTACTTCTTGCCTCAATTTACACAGCAACTCCATTGGGTCCAGGAACTGTTCCATACTTCGGAAGACAGTGTGACCGTATTCGTATCTATGATAAGTCATTAGATAAAAACTGGATACTATGTATCAATGGTGTCTATGAGTTTCCAAAAAAAGGAAAACCCGTAGATAGAAGTTTGCCTCAGCATAAACAACAAATCATTTAGTACTCCAAAGTTTACCTTCTGCCTTCCTTCTCCTAAGTAGTCCTGCTTCTACTTTAGTACCTGGATTGCGATACATTTCTAATACCTTAGGAACTTCATGCCATTTGCGATCTCTTAGGATGCGAGTGATAGTATTAAAATTCCTACCACCATAGAAGCGAGCACCAAGATTATAAGCAAAAGATAATAATGCTCCACGCTGATTATCATTCATCTCCTCCCAATAAGGAATCTTTGCTAACTCAGGGATAAACTCTTTCTTAATCTGATTGATTAGAAGAGAATCAGCAACACTCTGAGATATCTGTTGATCAAGTGTAAATGGTTTTCCATTATAATCTCTTGTGCTACCCCACCCAATAGTAATAGGAAGACCACCAGTAAGAGGATCTGGATATGCTTTGAGATGACATCCTTCAAACTCCTTGATTAACTCTACTCCTTTTACGGGTATATCATATTTGCTCCTGGAAAGAGTAGAGTTCAGGACTTTTTTGCGTCAAAAATCCTACCCCATCCATCATTACCATTAGGACACCATCTACGAGAAAGATCACTACGCTTATATACTACACCTCTACCATTAGTAACAGAACCTGTATAACCATCATTAAGAGACCCATAGGGATCATTAATAACATAATCGCCTGAAGTTGTCTTTCCAATCACAACTACCATGTGCCCTCCTGTGGGATTAGATAGAGAGCCGCGATGAAGAATACCAATAACAACAGGTCTGCCAGAGGCAAGCTCTCTATCAAGATCAGCAAAAGAAAGACCATAACTGAAGCTGGACTTAATACCATATGATGACAAAACTTTTGTCTGAACTGAGTGATCGGTAGTATCACCAATTGCAAAAACTTTTCTAACATAAGCGTCGTCGCCCTTTGCTCCTTTGAGTGTGCCTGGTTTGAAATATTCTAAACACATAGCACATGCAGAAGAGTTACAGGTGCGATTAGCATCTCTGTAGTTATCTGTCTGGGGAAACCAAGGCACATCAAGAACGTTTGATTTTGGTTTCTCTGATTTAGATCTATAAATTTTAACCCATTCAGACTGATCAGTCATCAAATCTTTATTGCCATTAATCAAATCCTTTTCAAGTTGCTCTACTGCGGCAACATGCTTTGGATTTTTTTCATCATAATATTTAAAAAAGTTATGAAGATCTATAAGCATATATTATCTCATTCTACATAATATTTATTAAAAAAGGAGGGTTTATCCCTCCTCTTATAATAATATTTAAAATACTCCAGGAATAATCTGTCCTGTAGTAAAGTATGCTCCAATAGCTGCTACGAAACCAATCATTGCAAGACGACCATTTAGGATTTCTGCCTCAGGTGTAAAACCGAATTTCATAATAGTTCTCCTTAGTAATGTTTGTGAAGTTTTGGACAAAGGTATGGACGATTAATAACTTGTCGTAGTGACATGGTTTTTATTTGTTCTTTTTGTTCTGGGGATAGAGAACCCCAACGAAGTCGAGCAAGAAAATACTTCATTACTTAACACCAGTGCGGAGCCAACCAAGGACAGTATCTGGATCACTCATTTCATAAGGATCGACAGGGCAGTTACCTATCTTGCCAGGTTCCTCAAACATCATTTCAATTTCTCCATCGTTGACTACCATAGCATAACGCCAAGAACGGAAACCAAATCCTAGGTTTGCCTTAGTGACAGACATACCCATAGCGTAAGTAAACTCACCGCTACCATCAGGAATGGGTCGAACATTTTGGATATTTTGCGATTTGAACCAGGCGTTCATAACAAAACTGTCATTCACCGACAGACAATATACTTCATCGATACCGAGTGCCTGGAATTCTTCAAACTTGGAATCATAACCAGGAAGCTGGTATGTAGAACAAGTAGGAGTGAATGCTCCAGGCAGAGAGAATACAACCACACGCTTGCCTGCGAACAAGTCAGCAGTGGTTACATCTTGCCAGCGATAAGGGTTAGGTCCTTCGATGCTTTCATCTCGGACACGGGTGTGGAAAGTTACTTCAGGTACTCGGGTCATGTTTTTGTTTCAGTTCAGGATTAGGTTTACAAATAAGTTTTTCTTTAACAGGTTTAATGACAATAAACTTGTCATTCTTAAGAGTGCCAGCGATCTTGACTTCTAGTTCTTGTCCGTTAGTCCAAGCACCCCCATCTACCAATTCTTGGAGGGCAATGGATAATTGCCCCAGCATATCACCATTTGTCATGGATTATGATTTTTATTTTGTTTGATTTTGTTGTATCCCCACACGGCAAGAGTGCCGATACCGATACCAACTACACAGCAGAGAATCATATGGTCTAAATGGTTAGCATGATTTTGAATGTGGTGGGCGTGGTTCATGAGACATGAAGATGTCCAACCATGCCAGCACCTTTGTGGGGATCACACCAGAAGGTGTACTCACCAGCATCAGTGAATGTGATATCAAAACTCTCACCAGGACTAAAAAGAAGTCCAGTGTGGGAGAGTTCAGGGTGGTCCTCAACAATAACATTGTGAGGGGGGAGCATACCGTTTACAAAGTGGACGGTATCACCAGCAGATATTGATACATCAGAAGGATCAAAGATAAGATTACCATTTGAACCCATGGTTACATCAACTGCCCATGCTGGAAGAGCAAGGAACATAACAGTAAGGAATGCAAAGAATGCTTTCATCACAGGTTCTCCTCTTGCTCAGTCAGGATAACACAGTCGCTGGTGGGATACGCCACACAAGTGAGCACCCAACCTTCTTCAAGTTGATCATCATCAAGGAACGATTGCTCTTCGTTATCTACGGTGCCAGAGATGAGTTTTCCTGCACAAGCTGAGCAAGCACCTGCTTTACATGAAGAAGGAAGGTCCACACCTGCTTCTTCTGCTGCTTCAAGAATGTATTGGTCGTCTGGGCACTCAATGGTAGTTTCGGTGCCGTCAGGAGACTGGAGAGTAACATTGAAAGTTGTCATTAGTACGTTTCGCAAATTTTTTCTACGGATGCCGCCAGGAGAACGAACCAAGCGACGCTTACTATTGTAAACAAAGTGGCCGTCATAGTCAATTCCTCTGTCAGAAAATGCCAAAGAACAACTTGCCAGTAGCAAGATAAGATACGGCACCTGCGATGATACCCATCATTGCCCAACGACCATTGTACATCTCAGTAGATTGCATGGGAGTCAATAGTCCCTTGCGATTATACTCTTGGTATACCATTTCTGGTTCTTTTGCCCAGATATTCTGCTGGCCAAACTCATTTTTTGTTACCGTCATTTTATTTGTAACGATTTACAACAAAAGTATATAGCAAAAAGAAAGAGGGGTCAAGCCCCTCCTTAAGATTTTGTTTGGATTCTCTGACTTATCAGAATGCTTTTGAAAGTTCATCTCGCAGTTCTTTCACTGCCTCATAATCAGAACCAGCAGCAATAATAATGGCACGATTTTCACGACATAATACACCTGAGTTCATACTACCAACAATTCCCCATTGATAATTAGAATTGCTGGAGGACATACTACGAGCACCAA